CAAGTTCGACCTTTCGATGTCGCGCTTGCAGAAAGACGCAAAGCTGACTCACCTGATGTTCCTCGCATGGCATGTGGAACATCGGACGAAGGCGACGGCTAAGTCTTTCGAGGAATGGCTGAACGATGTCGAATCGGTCCAGGCGGCTAACCCAAAAGAATAAGCGGTATCGGTGACGATTCCACCCATTGGCTTATCGCAACGATTGCTTGTGAGACGGGCTTGTCTCCGACCGAGTTGATGAACTTGGAGCCACGCATGTTGTTCACTATTCAACGGTACCTTTTAGGCAAGGCAAGACGGGGACAGTCTCGCCGGTAGAATAGAGGGAGACTTTGAGGAGTTTTCCCCGTGGATATTTCTGTTGACCAACGCGACCTGAACAGGGTTGTCCGTGAGCTGAAAGCTATCGACGATAAGTCTGTGCGGGCTTTGCGGACGGGGTTGATGGTTGGGTTGGCTCCCGTTGTGGCGAAGATTCAGTCTGACATCCCCAAGACGCCACCGTTGTCTGGTATGAATCATCGTGGCCGGACTAAGTGGCGAGGAATCAACAAGCCTAAGGTTTCATTCATGCCTGGCAGGTCAAAGAAAACCGCCAACTTGCTCATGATTACGGTCACGGGTGGCAAGCGCGGATTAGGTTTCGACTATGCGGAACTCGCCGGAATCAGGTCACGCCCTGGGGCGACAGTCTCACGACCTTACACACGGCGCACAGGTAGGGGTGGGACAACCCGCGAGATGACTCACCGGGTGACCACTCAGGGCGACCAGTTCATCAAAGCTTTGCAGGAGAAGAAACCCATCAGGGGTGTTGCGGGGCGTTACGCCTACGACAGTTTCCTGGGGATGAAACCTCAAGTTATAGAAACAGGGCGTCTCATCATCAACAAGTTCATGGCAAGTTACAACAACACGTTCAGGGTGTAGGAGGCTCTCATGGCTGGCGGTCCAATTCGTCTTGTTATTGCGTCAAAGTTTGACCCTAAGGGAATCAATAAGGGCCAGTCATCGCTGAAGAAGTTCGGTGGTATTGCGGGGAAGATTGGTCTAGCATCGGTTGCCGCCATTGCGGGGATTGGTGCTGCGGCGCTGAAGATGTCGTCAGAGTTCGAAACAAGCTTTGCGAAGATTCAGGGTTTGGTGGGTGTATCCGCTGACCAGATTGGTGTCCTGGAGGACGCCGCTAAGACTTTGGGTCCACAGTTCGGTAAGTCAGCGCAGGAGGCCGCGGACGCCCTGTTCTTCATTACCTCTGCGGGTTTGCGTGGCGCGGACGCTACGACCGTCCTGGAGGCTTCCCTGAAGGGTGCTGCGTCTGGGCTTGGTGATACAAAGACTATTGCCGACCTAGCAACGTCTGCGGTGAACGCTTATGGCGCGGCACAGCTTGATGGTGCGCAGGCGGTTGATGTTCTTACTGAGGCGGTCCGTGAAGGAAAGCTGGAGCCGGCTGAGTTGGCTGGGGCTATGGGGCAAGTGTTGCCTTTGGCGTCGGCTTTGGGTGTTAGCTTCAATGAGGTTGGCGCGTCGATGGCGGCGATGTCGCGGACGGGTACTGATGCGTCCACGGCTTCGACACAGTTGCGTCAGATTTTGGCGAGCCTCACAAAGCCGACAGCGGAGGCGGAAGTCGCGCTTGCAGGGATGGGTTTGTCTGCCGAGGGCTTGCGGACACAAATCAAAGAGGAAGGTCTTCTCTCTGTCCTTGAAACCTTGACAAGCGCTTTCGATGGGAACATTGAGGCGACCGCGTCGGTGTTCGGTAACGTCCGCGCCCTGTCCGGTGTTCTTGACCTTATGGGTCCCGCCGCTGACACGACCCGTCAAATTTTTGCGAACATGACTGACGATGTTGGCGCGCTCGATGACGCCTTTGCCGCTGTCGAAGAAACTGCCGGGTTCAAAATGAACAAGGCGTTAGAGACCGCGAAGGTGTCTTTGCTTGGTGTGGGTGACATTCTGCTCCCCATTGCGGCCCGCCTGTTGGATTCCCTCATGCCTGTGATTGATTCGCTAGGCCCGTTGCTAGAGGACTTGTTCACCGAACTGGAACCTGTCATCGGTGAGTTGTTGGGGATGTTGCCGGAACTGCTCCAATCATTGTCGCCTATCTTCCCAATCATTGGGGACATTGCTGGGGTGTTCCTCGACCTTGTGAAACTCGCGTTGCCACCGTTGGTTGCCCTTCTTGACGTCCTCATGCCTTTGTTCGCCGACCTCACCGGGGTTTTGGGCGAGTTCATCGGGGATGCGCTAGAGATGCTTGCCCCTGTCCTGATGGATATTGTTGACGCAATCACACCCATCATCGAGGCCGCGTTCCCTGTGTTCATGAGCCTGCTAGAAACCATCATCCCGATTGTGTTGGAACTGATAGAAATGTTCTTGCCCCTTCTGGACTTTGTGTTGCCACTGCTAGGTGTGATGCTGACCGATGTTGTCATCCCAGCGTTGGGCCTGCTAGCCGAAGTGTTATCGGTGGCGTTGCCTTTGGCTATGGAGATTTTCAAAGAGTTAGGTTTGGGCAGGCTGCTCCTCGCTCTCGGTGATTTCTCTGGAGATTTCGAAGACTTCGTTTTCAATCTGCGCACAGCTTGGGCGACAACTTTCAACGGCATGATTGAACATTTAGAGGGTTGGATAAACTCTGCTATTCGTGGGCTGAACTGGTTCATCGATAAGGCGAACTCATTGCCCGGTGTGGAGATTGACTTCAGCGCTTCGGAGATAAGTTTGGGCCGGTTGGACATGCCTTCACGTTTCGACGGGATGACCTTCGATGAGGTGGACGTTTCTGGGATTAGCGACATTGGGCGTCGCGGTATTCAATCTGTCGGGTCCGAGTTTTCCACAATGTTTGATGACGCCATGGTCGGGGTTATGCGGAACCGTGCCGGGGTCACCGGACAGTCGATGGCTGCTCAGATTCTTGCGGACCGTTTCGGCATGCCCGCGATGGCTCAGGGTGGCATTGTTACCGCGCCGACGTTTGCTTTGATTGGTGAGTCCGGCCCTGAAGCTGTTATCCCGTTGGGTGCTAACGGTGGCGTGGGTAATACTTACAACATCACCGTGAATGCTGGGATGGGTTCTGGGAATGGTGCGCAGCTCGGCGAGGCTGTGGTCAACGCTATCCGGTCTTATGAACGGTCCTCTGGCCCTGTGTTTGCGGGGGCGTGATGCACGACACCACAGTTGAGGTTGGCCGTACACGCGGTTTTATTCTGGACGACCCGGTTGCAGGTGTGTTGGACAACACAGAGTTCCCTTTGGGTGGAGTGTTTTTTTATGACGTAAGCCGTTTTGTGCGCAGTGTGTCTGTGCAGCGGGGAAAGAATCGTGAGCTTGACCGGTTTTCTGCAGGGACTCTTGGTGTTGTTTTGAATAACGAGTCACGGTTTTTTGACCCTTTTGGCGCAACAGAGATTGACCCTATCCCTCGGGTGCCTATTCGTGTGACGTCGGGTTCGGTTGTGCAGTTCACGGGGGTTGTGGAGGATTGGGATTATTCCTACGAACCGGGCGGTCGGTCTTCTGCTTTGGTGAGGGCTGCGGATGATTTGACCCGCCTGGCTCGCACTTCTGTGGTGGCTTCTGGTACGGCTACACCTGAGCTAAGTGGGGCGAGGGTGAATCGTGTGTTGGATATGGATTCGGTGCGGTGGCCTGAAGACCGTCGCTTTGTCGATGTTGGGGATTCGTTTTTATGTTCTGACGTGTTTGAGGGGCAGAATGCGTTGGAGTATTTGCAGTTGGTGGAGGTGTCGGAGCAGGGGCAACTGTTTGTGGGTAAGGGTGGTGATTTGGTTTTTCGTTCGCGTACTTCGGCGACACCTCGGACGGGTGACGTGTTGGTGTTTGCGGATGATGGTTCGGGTGTGCCTTACAACCAGGTGCAAGTGAATTATGGTACTGAGTTGATGGTGAACCGGGTTACTGTTTCTGCACCGTTGTCTACGGCTGTGGCGGAGAATGTGAGTTCGCAGACAACGTTTGGGGTTATTTCGGAGGAGCTTACGGTGTTGTGTGCTTCTGCTTCTGTTGTGCAAAACATTGCAGATTTTGTTGTGGCACGTTTTGGTGAGCCTGAGTATCGGTTTGAAACTTTGCTTATTGATGTGGATGGGTTGGCTGCGGGGCAGGTTGCCGATGTGTTGGCGTTAGAGATTGGTGATGTTGTTGAGGTGAAGTTCACCCCTAATGGTGTGGGTGCGCCGATTGATAGGTTTGCGCAGGTGATTGGTGTGTCGCATGAGGTGGGGCCGATGTCGCATCAGGTGTCGTTGCGTTTGTCGTCGCTAGAGTTTGCGTTCTTTGTGTTGGATGACGTGGTGTTCGGTATACTTGACACTAATCACCTCGGTTTTTGATAGGAGTTTTTTGTGGCTGTTCCGGCAGGGTTTAGGACGTTTGATGCTGGGGCGGTGCTTACTGCTGAGCAGGTGAACAC